CTGGTAACTCTTATTTTACATATAAAATGATGGATAGAGTCAGAACTAACTCTAAAGCATTCTGCTGTATGTCTGATGAAGAATATATTCAGTATAAAGATTGTAGAGAAAAGTATCCATACTATCAAGAAAAACTACCTAATGAAATTAGGTTACTATGTATGGACGTTGCTGTTATTGAATCTAGCAAGAACGACAATACTGCATTTTTTATTATTAGGTTAATTCCTGATAGTGGAAGATATACAATTATTGTGCCATACGCAGATAGTATGCACGGTCTAAACTCAATTGCTCAAACTAAGAGAATGAAACAATTATTTTATGAGTTTGAATGCGATTACATGATACTTGATACACAAGGCGTGAAATGCTTGCGCCAATTATATAGTAATATATAATTAAGTATTGCGGAAAAAACTGGAAGGCTGAAACGCTAATCAGAGTGGAAGTTATATAATAATATATATAACACACGCAACGCATAGAGATTGAAACTATTTATAGAATATAACATCTCCAAGAGTCCGCAACTCCTATTTAAATTTAGGATGAAAAGATATGCTGAACTAATACGAATGGTAAGTGTTAGAATTTAGAGATAAAAAGCTCTAAAGATAACAAATGAGGTATTTCTATTTTTGACTACGCTACCACGGAAACCTATGATGAAAACCGTGGCGTTACTTACCCTGCATGGACGGTAGTTAACCCAGAAGATATTAAGATGGTTAACCGTACAATTGATAGAAATGCAGTCCCCGTAATTTATTCTGTTAAAACTCCAATCCAGTTGAAGTCTGCTATGTTCAGTAATATGCGTGATTTGATTACTGATGGACGAGTTAATTTACTTGTTGATAGTCAAGAGGGTCTTGATTATATGATAAAAAACTATCAGTATTATAAGATTGAAGATGAGGATTTAAAGAAACGTCTTATGAATCCTTATGTACAAACTAATCGGCTTGTTGATGAGGCAATTAGTTTGGAACAGGTGGTTACTCAGGGCTATATTAACCTAAAGGAAAAAGCTGGGAATCGTAAAGACCGTGTTATGTCTTTGGCTTATGGTCTTTGGTATGCCAAGTTATTAGAAGACCAATACATTAATAAACAAGAAACCAACAGTTTATTAGACTGGACATTCTTTGGTTAAACTATAATAGAAAGGTAGGTGAGATGTTTGCCAAGAAAAAAGAAAGTTGAACAAGAAACATTATCTGAAAAACAAGTTAATGATGTTCTAAATGCGTATGATTATTTTATGAATTTCTCTGATTCTTATAATCGTAGCTATTATAGTGGCGGCGCTGATTATAATACGCCAGATACTATTAATAGAAGGCTAAAAGACATTAACTTAACACAAGTTGATACTACCGTAGCGGATATTGAAAAGGCTTTAAAGAACGCGAAGGATTCAGAGGAAATTCTTTCTAATTATGCACAGACGCTTGAGATTACAAATATGTCCTTTAAGCGTCTAACGCAATATTTGCCAAATCTGGCGGCATTTAACTTAACTTTTGACCCAATCAATGTCACAAAAGAATCTGAGCTAAAATCTAAAGAATTTAAGAAAGATTTAGCTAAAGTAGATGAGTTTTGTAACAAGTTCGATTATCGCACAGAATTTGCGACTGCTATGCGTCAGTGTTTTAGACAAGGTGCAATGTTTAGTGTTCTCCGTGATGAAGGAGACAAATATACTCTTCAAGAGCTTCCAAAACAATTTTGCAAGATTACTGGGCGTTTTGACTATGGTTATTTGTACGACTTTGATATGACATGGTTTCTAAATATGGATGGTGTAGATATTGATATGTACCCCACTATCTTCAAACGTATGCTAAATCGGATTCAAAAAAGCCATAACAAACCTTATGACCCTGCAAGGCGTTTGCAATCAAGAAATACTGGTTTTAATTATTGGCAACAGACTTCTCCTGAAAATGGGTTTTGGTGTTTTAAGCTCGACCCAGAACTAGCAACTATTTTACCTTATTATTCTGGTATTCTTGGTAATGCTAGTTTCCAGCCTGTTGTTAGAGGTCTACAACAGGATAAATACTTTATTGATGCTTCCAAGATTCTAGTTGGTATCCTTGGATTCAATAAAGAACAGAAGAGTGGTCAGGTTGCCAACTCTATCAATATGACACCTGAGATGATTGGTAAATTCTTAGGCGTTGCTCGTAAAGGGCTGAATAGCCAGATTGGCCTAGCTGTGCTGCCCACTGACGATGTTAAAGCTGTAGATTTTAGTATTTCAAATACCAATTCCGATGTTGACTATGCAAGCTCTGTTGTTAAGCAGAGTGTTGCGTCTAGTGAAGCACTGTTTGGAACTGAGAAGCTAAATAGTCACCAGTCTAAACTTGCGTCTGCTATTGATAATAATGTCATTGAAGCCCTGTATCCTGCTTTTGCTAATTTCATGGAGTTTTTCATTAACCAGCGAACCGAGAAATATAAATTCAAGATTCGTTTCCATGATGAAAATGTTCCAGACCAAAAAGCAGAACGAAAGGCACTATTCAATGATTTTTCTAAAATTGGATTTGTAGATATGCAGCTTGCTGCAAGATGTAATGATATGAACGTCTTTGAGTATGCAAGACATCTACAAATTTCTAAGAGTTGTTTTGATGTTAAGGGAATGGTTATTCCTCTAAATCAATATCTAACTCCCCCTGTTCAAACTAGAACTGGCACTAGCACAACAACAAAGCCACCAGAGAATCCTCTTACTAAAGGTAGCGTTGGTAGACCACCAAAACCGGAGAGTGATTCTGAGTCTACGGAAGCAAGTTGGGCTAGGGGTTCTAATGAACTCAAACAAGAATTTAACGAATAACCGAGGTGATATAATTGGCACTATCTAAAGAAGTAATTAAGGCTCTAAATAGCTCTAATGGTCTAACTCAGTCTCTAAATGTAGGTCAAGCTATTTCTGACGCTATTGATGAATGTGGCGGTTCTACTACCAATGTGCAGAACGTCACTAATGTAATTGATGCGCCTAAGATTGCGCACCACGATAAGCTAGATGGTAATGTTACAATTGCTACTCTAAAGAGCGCTTACAATTCTCTGGTGGACGACCTGATTAAGGCTGGCCTAATGGAGTAATAATATATGTTAAATTTTAATTGAATGGGGGTGACATGAGATTGGAGAATAAAAGTTTATATTTCACATTTGGTATTGACGACGTAAATGTTATTGAAGATGATGATAGGTTTGCTATCACTAAGATTCGTGCATTTGCAGAAAAAGAGAATAGTCATACTCAGCCAATTTCTTTTGATTCTCTTAAAATGACTGCTAATACTATTTATAATGTTCCTGTTGTGGTTGAGTTCACTGATTGGAATGATGATGGTATTGGCACTCACTCTAAGGCAGAAATCCCGGTTGGGTTTGTTTACTCTGAAAACAACCCTGTCACCTTTGAATATGATGAAGAGCGAGACAAGAATTTCTTGACTATTAAAGCTCTTATTTGGAAAAACTATTCTAAAAATATTGTTGATATTATTCATAGTTCCAATGACAGAAAGAAAGTATCTGTTGAAATGACTACTACTGATTATCAAGATAATGGCCCATTTGATAAACCAGATGTTTATAGCTGGAAATATCAAGCTATTACTATTTTGTCAGACCAAGTTGCAGAGGCTTGTAAAGGAAGTAATGTTCAGCTTATGAAATTCTCTGAGGATAAAGAAAATTATATTAAAGAAAACTTTGCTGACAAAATTTCTATTGATAATTCTAAAGAAGCAGCTACAAGTGGCGAGTGGTCTAATCCCGGTCAGAAGCTATTCAAACCAATTACAGAAGCGTCTAACGCAAAGTCTTTGCTAAAAGAAGCGTATTTAATTGGTGATTTCTCCGACAATGAGTACGAAATTACGAAATTCAAGTATCCACATCACATTGTTCGTGATGGTAAACTTATTGTTCATAAAGATGGCTTGCAGTCCGCATTTTCTAGGGCTGCACAGCAGGGAATTGTTAAAGGAGACGTGAAGTCCCACTTGCTGAAACACTATCATGAGCTTGGTTTGGATACACAAAATTTTGCAGAATTTGGTTTCTCGCAAGATGAGTTCAATCAGTATTTTGCAGAAGATTATAAACAGGACGAGGGTGAAAACGTGGAAGAAGAGAAGAAAGTAACAGAAGCCGAAGTTACTGAAACCAAGAAGGAAGAGGAAACTAAGGTGGAGGAAGCGGAAGCAGCCAAAGAAAAGACCGAGGAAAAGGTTGAAGAGGCTTGCGAAACCGAAATGGGTCGTGACAAGAAAATGGCTGACGATGAAGACGATAAAGATGATGATTCCGATGAGCGTCATGATGAGTCTGACAAGGACGATGAGTCTGATAAGGAAAATATGTCTCTTGAAGAAGCTATGTCTGAAATTTCTAATCTGACTACTGAAAATGAAAAGCTAAAAAAGGATAATGAAGCATATATGGCTAAATTTGAAGCCATGTCTGATTATGATGAACTAAAGGCTTTTAAGTTTGCAGCAGAAGAAAAAGAAAAGCAAGAAGCTAATATGGTTAAAATGTGTGAAGTCCTAGACGAAATCTCTGAAAAGGGCGTTGAAATGTCTGAGGATGAACGTAATGCTTATATCGCTAAATTTAGCGAATATGATAGTGTAGCCGCATGGAGTAACATGGTAAAAGCCGCAGAGTTTGACCGAGTTGGTGCTC